AAATCAAGATCGGTATGCACCTCGAGAAGGGTGCAATCCTGTTCATCGCCACCGGTCTTCTCGATACCAATGAGGTTCCGCTCCTTCTCGCGAAGCTCGTCGGCATCGTCATAAGGAAGAAGCTCCACATCCTGATAGAAGCCGGCAGCCTGGAATTTCCTGACATCATTCGTGTTCATGCGAATGACGTGCGTGACACGGGAAGCCGACGAAAGATCGGTTGCGTTGTACGGAACCAGAAGATCATCGGCGGGAACAAAGCGGGACACCGCCCTGTCCAGCATGTCATCGAAATAGACTTTCTTGAATGCGCTCCCAGCCAGCGGAAGATAGAACAGAAGACGATCCATCTCGGGATCGTATTCGTCCATCACATGCATGATCTGGAAGTTCATGAACTCCTGAACACGCTTTGACTGCGACTCGACATCGGGAGTTGCCGCACCAACGACCTGCGTTCTCACAGGACCGGAACTTGGCAGAAGCTCCTTGTAGGCTTGCGCCTGAAACTGGGTAATAGCCTCTGCGATCAGCGGATGGGTGACGCCACTGGCGCCCCGGAAAGGCTGCTCACGACTTTCATACTTGACACCGAGAAGTCCAAGTCCATCGGTATATGCATCCTCCCAGTCCTGGCGTCCGCTCTTATCGTCCTCGTAATACGCCAGAAGTTCGGAGGCAATATCAGCAAGAACCCGTTCCTCCAGAAGCTCGGCCAGATTTGCATCCGGCTCGGCCATGAGTTCAGTCTTGATGGCTTCCTCGAAATTCAGAACAACGGAACCATCCTCTTCCTCTATGATATCGGTCGGTTCCCCAAGCTCCTCAATCTCGATTTCCTCGTCCTCCAAACCGCCAAGAGGCATCCCTTGCGCGGGCATTACATTATCGATCAAGGAGACGGGTTCATTGGCCATCTTCTATTTCCTTAAAATAGGAGCACCTTCGCATCATCTCATTTTCCCTTCGCCATATAGGCGGTCATTCCCATATAGGCTCCTACCACACCAGCTTGGCCAATGTAAAACAGACCGAATAGATCTGAAAGAGCTTTTATCCGACCGTCCGGGAAAATCGGCAAGAATACCGCTGCGGTAAAGACGATCATGGATATCATTGACACCCATGCCATTCGTCGCTGGGCATCAGACTTCTCATGCCGATCCAGGGCATCCCCTAAGGCAAGCTCGGAATCCGACACAACGCCGTCCTTATCAATATCCAGCTCATTAAGTCGACTGTCCTTTTGCAGCTTCTTCTGGGCCATCATCTCATCCTGGGTGGACGGTTTTCACACCTTTGGACGGCACAAAAACATTCCGCCAGCCTTGGCCCGATCCAATGGGACATGCAAGACCTTCAGGTGTCGTGAAAATAATCGTAAATGTCACCCCTTCGGAAGACGCAAACACCTCAAAGATCTTGTTGTCACTCAGGAGACCAAAACCGACCAACGTCTCCTGGTATTCTTCTGCTACTTTTACAACGAAATCCGAATGCTTCATGCAAAACGGCTGTCCTCTCACAGCAAACGGCCATGTGATCAGAATCACTGTCAAAATGAACCAGAAGGAGGGATGAAACATCTTTACTTCATCCTCGCCAACGGGTTCTCGAGAGCCTTCCGGATATTGTCGCTGGTTGCCTTTTCCAGATCGCTCATTTGCTTCTTCATGCGCTCTTCGAGGGAAGTCATGTCGTTCCGGAGTTGCTCACGCCTCGTATCGAACCGGTCCTCCGCCTTGGTCACCATGCTCCGGACCTTGTTCTCGTTCTGGTTCAAAGTGGTCCTGACACCGTCCGCAGTATCCTTCGTGCGTCGTTCCGCTGCATCGACGCTCTTCTCCAGACGAGCAACATCCTTCTTGAGATCGTTCTTTATATCACGCGTATAGTCCGTTGACCTCGTGACCGAGTCCTCAACTGATATCATCTTCTCCTTGAAAACATCAAGGCGCTTGTCAAAACCGCTAAGATCCGGAGCCACGTACTCCTGAATCTGTTCCTTCATGTCCATGTAGTCCTTGTAGAACTCGAAACCAGCCCACAGCCCACCGCCAATCGTTCCCAGCACTGGAAGAATGACGAGGAGTTTCCCTCCCGACAGCTTTATTCCCTGATACTCGACCTCTGCCACGGACCTATCTCTCAGAAACCTAGCTGCAATTCTAACTTTTTCCTGTTCTCTAGATGTGCATCCTCGATCTCCTCTTTGGACTGCCCGAAATACGGCACCCCATTGTTCGTAATAATGAGAAGCTGGTTCAGGGTGGTGTCCTCCATCACAAACTCGCCAAGTATGCGCCCAAACTTGCCGCGAGAATCGTCCAGTCTAGTTCTCAAGATCTGCATGGAAGCCACGGGAAGCCGACCCTTGACGAAGTTCTTGGCCATGATGCCAAACTTCTTCTCGACCATGTCCCGTGTCCGACTCTCGGGCGTATCCACGCCGAACAATCTGATCCTCTGCTTCGTTAGCCAGACATCGAAGCCAAGGTCGATGTCCACATCGACCGTGTCGCCGTCTATGACCCTAACGACCTTGCAATTATATTCGTACATCGGCCCTACCTGTATTGAGAATTGACCATGGCGTCATGCTTCGCACTGGAGCCACCAAACAGGATGTATTGCGCGAAGTTGTTGCCGTCAATCGTGGCATCCGGAATCGTGGCCGTGCTGAAGAACCCTGGAGTATCTTTCAGCTTGGTCGTGGCATCAAAGAAGGACTTGCTGTTTCCCAGAATTTGCATCACCACCAGGGTCTTCAGCTGGTTGCTGGCGTCATAACGCCCCTTGTCCCCCATGCGCTTCATGATTCGCTTGGCGATCTTTTCTTTGACGGCCTTTTTAACAAGGACTTTGGGAGCGTCAGGCTCTGCTTCGGATTCTGGATCTGGCTGCGTCTCCTCGCTTGGAGAAGACGATTCAGGCTCTGGCGCTGCCTCAGTGTCTGGCTCAACTTCCATCTCCTGTTCCACCTCGGCCTGGGCTTCCTGTTGCTCTTGTTGCTCTTGCGCGGGCGGTTGAAGATTTGACTGTTCCGAAGAAGCCGGTCCACTAGCCATGGTTTCCATCGGAGGCGGGGCCATCTCCTGTTCGATCTGAGCCTCCATGTCCTCCATCTCCTGATCCGGAGGTGGGGGGGACATGTCAACTTCCACGATCTGAATTGGATTATCAAATATTATATCGATATTCCGAATGATATCTATTATCTCTGTCTCGATGAAGGTGACCAGATCATAGGTGGCTGTAAGAGTTGGATTGCTGAACTGTGGTCCGTAATAACCAGTCGAAAACCCGGCGTCTATGCCGAACATCTCGAACTCCCCCGTCAGACCAGTGTAGGAGTTTTCGGGGATGATCTGCGAATAGCTATAAGTCTGGAGACCGGAGAAAGTCAGTTCGACCTCGTGCTCGAACTTGTACTGAAGCGCCGAGTTCTCGTTGAACAAGGAGACCGTCAACCGGAAGATATCCTTGCAGTCAAACGCGGCCATCGTGTTGCCGGCACAGGTCGGCACCGTCGTGTTGGAAGAATGGGAATCCACACCCATGCCGTAATCCAGATCAAATCCCCGGTTGATCTGATCGATGGTCATGGCATCCTCGAGATCGAACGTCGTGGAATATGTCCCTCCGGGACCATCCTTTCCCGCCGTGCAATACTCCCCGGCAGAGCAGCCACCTCCCGTGCCAACGCTGGTGCCACCGGAACGAGTAAACTCGCTCATCGTCGGCATCTGGTTGGGAGAGGTTTCCTGGCCGGTTACGATCTCGTCCGCAAAAGATTGGCCCGTCAACAGACAGGCCAGCAAAAGTCCCCCAATCGAAAACTTGGCAATAATCCCGTTACCACCAACCGTCGTCATCAACTTCTGATGCACCATAACCACCTTCAGGGGCACCCCAACTAGCGGCTTCGGCGTCTTCGGCGACGGCAGCGGCAATTGCATCATATCGGGCTTTGGCAGGCGCGTAATCAATTTTTCCGGTGACAGGATCTTGATAAGGCGCTAGTTGACCGCGACCGGGCGTAAAGGAAGGACCCGGAATACCACCGCCATAATAGGCATCAATTACTTCGGGAGGGGCGGTCAGGTTACCGTAGGGGTCGCGCTGGCCAGTCGGGTTAAACGTATACTTGCCAGTATATGGAGCGAGCATCGGTCGTTGGGCCTGCGTGACGTTTGGACCGAACCTCCAAGGCCGGAGATTGGCCAGGTTTCCCGACGTACGAGCCTCTATGTCAAACTGCCGTGCCCTGTCCAGCTGGGCCTGGTATTCTTGACGCGCTTGCGGATTGGTGAAGCGAGGACCAGGTTCCCTAGTCGTTACTAAGCCCCGTCCAAAATCAGTACCTAGAGGAGTA